TAGGTACAGTTACGGTTGTGACGACATAGGAGTCATCATGGACAGGAAGATGGTAAAGGCTATCGCAGATGTCGAAGCCAAGAAAGAAGTTAAGGGCCACGAAGCCCGCATGCACAAAGGCGTCAAAGGCATGAAAGCCGGCGGCCCCACTACGGACGACCGCATGAAGTATGGGAAGAACTTATCTCGTGCAATGAACCAAGGTAGCAAATAATGGCTAAGTTCAGCATGAAACAAGACGGCAAAGAAGTCGGACCTGCTTCCGTTTACGCAGAGCCTCACGACATGACGGGCAAAGCTGGGGTCGATCTGGGCAACAACGGCTATGGCGCGAGCAAGCGGATTAAGCCAGATGATTTGGCTATGAGCGTTGGTGAGTTTAGATCCAAGCCATATGCGGATGTCAAAGTTACCGGCATCAAAATCCGTGGTACTGGCGCGGCGACTAAAGGCACGATGGCTCGGGGACCGATGGCGTGAATTATGCTCAGCTTGTAGTTGCGGTCTCTGACTATACGGAGAACACGTTCAACACCACTGACATGAATACGTTCATTGAGCAGGCGGAACAGCGCATTTACAACACGATTCAGTTCCCGTCGCTACGCAAGAACGTGACTGGTCAGACTAGCCCCGCTAATAAGTATTTGTTTTGCCCGTCAGATTTTCTGTCTTCGTATTCGTTGGCGGTAATTGAACCAAGCGGCAACTACTCTTACCTGCTGAACAAAGACGTTAACTTCATCCGTGAAGCGTATCCAAGTCCTGCGGACACAGCACTGCCAAAGTACTATGCGCTGTTTGGGCCACAATCAAGTAATGCAGATGAACTGACGTTCATCCTTGGGCCGACTCCAGACGCTGTGTACACAATGGAGTTGCATTACTTCTTCTACCCACCGTCAATTATCACTGCCGGGACTAGCTGGCTGGGCGATAACTTTGACACGGTGCTGTTGTATGGAACGCTTGTTGAAGCCTACACATATATGAAAGGCGAAACCGACATGATGGCGCTGTACGACGGCAAGTACAAGGAAGCGTTGGCACTAGCCAAACGTCTGGGCGATGGCCTCGAAAGACAGGACGCTTATCGTTCTGGGCAATATCGGCAGAAGGTTACCTAATGGCGTTCACGGGTAACTGGACAACCAACACGTTCAAGACTGGCCTGCCGAGTGGGACGTTCAACTTCAACACGGGAACGACGCAGGTCTTCAAGATTGCGCTGTACACCAACGCGGCTACGTTAGATGCAACTACTGTCGGATATACTGCTATTGGAGAAGTATCTGCTTCGGGGTATACCGCTGGCGGACAAATTCTTGTTGTTAACCAAGTTCCTACTGTGGGGGCTACCGGCACAATCGCGTATTGGTCATTTGATAACGCCGTCTGGACTACTGGGGTTACTGCGCGGGGGGCATTGATTTATAAGTTTGACGGCGCTACCAACCCAGCAATCTGCGTACTGGACTTTGGTGCGGACAAAACTTCTACGACCACATTCACTGTGCAGTTCCCGGCAGTAACTAATACATCAGCAATCATCAGGATCGTGTAATGCTAGTCAATACAATCCACGGTAAAATGGATGACTCTCTCCTAGTCAAGAAAGAAGGCTCGTTAGATAACGAAAACGAATTTACAACGTGGGTTGAGTACTGGCTTGACGGTGAGTTGGTCCATCGCTCTGCGCATGTCACACTAAAAACCTCACTGTTTACACAGCTTGAGGCTGCGGAAATAGGATAAGTCATGGCAAATACTCAGTCCCTCTGCACATCGTTCCTTGGGGAATTGATGACTGCAACCCATAATTTTGGGGCATCTCCTATCCGCGCTGCGTCTACCGCCGATACTTTTAAGGCGGCGCTGTATATCACTACAGCAACGGTGAACGCCAGCACAACCGTGTATAGCGCATCCAACGAAGTCAACGGCACTAACTATACGGCGGGTGGCGTAACGGTCACAAACGGCAACATCCCCAACGCCACGAATAGTTCTGCTACAGCCGGTGTAGCGTACTGGACCCCATCCGCGTCTATTGTGTATTCAAATGTAACGCTGAGTACGGCTTTTGATTCGGTGTTGATCTACAATTCGACGCAAGGCAATAAAGCTGTGGCGGTCTACACGTTTACGTCGCAAGTAATTTCGGCTGGTGACTTTTCTTTGACGATGCCCACTAATAGTACGACGACTGCCCTTGTTCGACTTTCAACCACTTGAGGTGATTTGTGGCTGGTTGGGGTTCAGGTGCTTGGAGTGATAGTGGATGGGGCGGCGTTGTTGCCAACCCGATATCCGGCTCTTTTGCTTCTGGTAATACTGGAACACTGAGGACTGGTAGGGCTAAGAACATCACGGGCGCAGCCGCATCTGGTAGTGCTGGGACTTTACGCGCTAAAATATCGGTTAGTTTAACGGGGAGCGGAGCTACGGGGGCAAGCAATTCGTTTGGGTACGCATACTGGACGAAGATTGATACTAGCCAGACCCCGAACTGGACCCCCATAATTTCGATCTAAGGACTTGTAATGGCAACTTCGTATACGACGCTTCTGGGGCTTGCCCTCCCTGCTACGGGGGAGTTGTCAGGTACTTGGGGCGATACAGTCAACAACTACATCTCTAACTACATTGATGCAGCGGTTGCGGGCACACAAACAATCACGACTGACACGACGCTTACCAAGACTACAGGTTCAAGCCTAGGGTCTACGTCATCTCAGTACATGGTGCTGCTATGCAGCCCGGCGTCAGCCAACATCACTATTACTGCCCCAGCAGCGAGCAAGACCTACGTTGTTATTAATACGTCAGCGACGTACACGGTCACTATCCGGGGTGCTGGCCCAACGACTGGGGTAACGCTTGGTGTGAGTGACAAAGCCCTTGTGGCTTGGAACGGCTCCGACTTTGTTCGGGTAGGCGCTTCGGCTGGTGGGTCAAACACGCAAGTTCAGTACAACAGTTCTGGCAATTTGGCTGGCTCTGCAAACCTGACTTTCAACGGCACGACGCTAACAGCAAATACACTAAGTGTAACCAACGCCCTTGGAGTGGCATCCGGCGGTACGGGCGCAGCTACGTTAACTGCAAATAACGTGTTGCTTGGGAATGGTGTAGCCGCAGTTCAAGCTGTAGCCCCCGGTACAAATGGCAACGTACTAACGTCTAACGGTACTACTTGGGTATCTTCAGCGGCTGCGGCTTCTGGTGTATCTCAGGCGAAAGCCACAATGATTTCTCTAGTCTTCGGCGCAATTTAAGGAACCGTCATGGCAAATCCAAACTTACTTGCCGCGACGACGGCAACCGGCACCACTACTTACTACACACCTACTGGAACGTCAGCGGTTGTGTTGCTTCCCAACGCGGCGGCATCTGGGCAGGTCTTCAAGATTAACCAGATTGTTGCTACCAACGTCAACGGCTCGTCTGCTGTAAACGCCACGGTAAGCATTTATACCAACGGCGCTGTAGCACAGGGTTCTGCGCCATCAAGCGGTACGGCGTATCCGATTGCTTCGACCATCTCGGTCCCAGCAAATGCCGCGCTGATTGTAGTGGACAAGACCACTCAGGTGTATCTGCAAGAAGGCACATCAATCACAGTGACCTCTGGCACAGCAAGCGGCATCACTTACAGCATCTCATACGAAGTTATCAGTTAAGGACTAGCGCCATGTCAATGCGCTACAAAGGGGCGGTTATATCCGCAACCCCGCCAACCACCTCGACCACTACGGCTACGGGGGTATGGACGCTTGTTCAGCAGATGCAAGCGCAAGGAGCGGGGACATGGCCTGTTGTAATTGGCGCACCTTTTTGGATAGGTACATTAGGTGACGGAAATGATGACCGTGGTTACGGGATAGTACCTGACTCTGGTGGAAATGTTTATATTGTTGGACAATACTCCAGTAGTGGAAATCAATTAGTAAAATACAACATTTCTGGAACAATACAATGGCAAAAAACATTTGGTGCGGGAGGGGCCGGCCAAGCATTTGGTGTTGCAATAGATAGTTCAAACAACATCTACGTTGTTGGCGCATATTATTCTGGAATTTTAATAAGCAAATGGGATTCTTCCGGAACTTTACAATGGCAAAAAAATCTAGGTTCAAACGGTCCCGGCCGGGGCATAGCGGTAGATTCATCTGCAAACATTTATGTAATTGGCAATAACTCATTTTTGCCTTATTTTTCTTTGGCAAAATATGATAGTTCTGGAACCATACAATGGCAAAGAAGTTTAGGTGTTGCCAGTAGATACAATAACGGCATGGGGATTGCGTTTGACTTGTCTGGAAATATTTATGTTATTGGAGATAGCGCAACCACCGCCGGAACATCCCCTTCTGATATTATTGTGGCAAAATACAATAATTCAGGAACGATTCAATGGCAAAGAAAATTATATGTAACTGGCTCTTCGTACAAAAACGTCGGCCAAGGTATAGCAACAGATTCTTCTAGCAATGTATATATTGTTGGAACTATAGATAGTCAAGGCAGTAACCAAGCAGTTGTTGTCAAATACAATACTTCTGGTGCTATTCAATGGCAACGAAATTTAGGGATTGCTGGTGATATGTATGTTTTTGGAATAACAGTAGATACATTAAGTAATGTTTACGTTACAGGGTATTCTGGGGGCGGTTCAAAACTTCAAATAGCCAAATACAATTCTTCAGGAACTATTCAATGGCAACGCACACTAGGCAACCCTGCTGGGTCAAACATTGGGTATTCAATTAGTGTTGATGCTTTTGGAAACGTTTATGTTTCTGGTTCCAACAAAAAAGACGGGACCGTCGAAAATTCTTTTTTGTTTGCGAAACTTCCTAGCGACGGGTCATTGACTGGAACGTACGCTGTTGGGTCGCAGACGTTGATATATGCGGCTTCTTCTTTGGCGGATTCTGCAGCCTCGCTCACTGATACAGGGTCGTCATTAACTGATGCAACATCTTCTTTTGCTGATACAACCCCTTCTTTAACGTATACAACATCGACTTTAACTTCTTCCGTTAAAACACTATGAGTTCATACATCAAATTATCAACGAATGAGTTCCCACGGCACATTGGGGACATTGAGATTGACCCTGCGGGGGCAGCAGACTACGCCCATGTAGAGTGGGTTGAGGTGCCTACGTTTGACCCGAAGACTCAGCGTTGTATGGCAGGACCGCCGCAACAGACTGACGGCACTTGGTACTGGACATGGGTAGTGCGTGACGCTACACCAGAAGAGATTGAACAGGCAAACAAACCGTTTGACCCAATGAACCCGTTTGGCCGGATAAACAATGTCTAAACGCTACCCCGGTGGGTTAATTACCAAGACCCCCGTAACCCCCACAACGTCCGCAGCATCTGGCGTGTGGACGCTTGACCAAGCGATAACGTATATCCAAGCGGGGACATGGCCCACGCAGCAGTTCTATTGGATTGGGGAATTGTATGGAAGTGTTCCTAATAGCACCAACGGATACTCGATAGCATTAGACAGTTCTAATAACGTGTATTTTACCGGGACAAGTCAAGAATCTGGTACAACCGATTTTCAAACCGCCAAATACAATTCATTGGGTGTTATCCAATGGCAGCGTAGTTTAGGAAGTTCCAATTATGATGCTGGGAGTGGTATAGCCGTTGATTCTTCTGGTAATGTTTATATAATCGGTAGCACAAATCCCGGAACTGGTCAGTTTGATTGTGAAATTGCAAAATATAATACTTCCGGAACCATTCAATGGCAGCGGTCTTTAGGCGGGGCAAATTACGAAAATGGTTACGCAATAGCAGTTGACTCTGCTGCAAACGTTTATGTTGTCGGCAGGAGCAACGATGCCGGGACTTTTGACATTTTAATAGCAAAATACAATACATCAGGAACTATTCAATGGCAGAGAAGATTATCAAATGTTAGTTATACTGATTCCGGAAATGGAATTGCAACAGACTCATCTGGGAATGTCTATATTACGGGTTCTAGTAGCACCGCGATTGGCGGTCAGTATTTTATTACCGCTAAATATAATACTTCCGGAACTTTGCAATGGCAACGTCAAATAGGAGACGGTTCTTTTTCTTATGATGGAAGAGGGATAGCAGTTGACGCATCTAGTAATGTTTATGTTTGCTCTACTTCTGACCCAGCCGGAACAGGGTCGTTTATTGTTATTGCCAAATATGATACGTCTGGTGCTATTCAATGGCAACGTAGTTTAAAACCATCTGGCGGCGCTCTTGCAAATTCTCAAGGCATAAGTGTTGATGCGTCTGGGAATGTTTATGTAATTGGATTTGACAATACTTCTGGTAGTTATTTTTATCAAATAACAAAATACAATACATCAGGAACTATTCAATGGCAAAGAAAACTTGGAAACAGCGTTTCAACAAGTTATGGGTATGGAGTAAAAATTGATTCGTCTGGCTCCGTTTGTGTTATTGGCACAAGCAATGTCGCAAACGGAACATATAAATTTTTGTTTGCAAAACTTCCAAGTGATGGTTCATTAACTGGTACATATGTAGTTGCTGGGCAAAATATTCTTTACGCGGCTTCTTCGCTTACTGACGCAGCAACTTCTTACAATGAAAACGCTGCTGGACTTACAAGTTCAACGACAACATTAACTGACGCAACATCGTCTCTTACCGACTCTTCAACATCCCTAACTTCTTCCGTTACAACAATTCCATAAGGAACCATCATGGCTGAGAAATGGATTCAGTCCGCAATCAAGAAGCCGGGGTCGCTTCGTGCTGAACTTGGGGCCAAACCCGGCAAGCCAATCCCAGAGAAGAAGTTAGCCAAAGCAGCGAAAGCTCCGGGCAAACTAGGGCAGCGTGCGCGGCTTGCGGAAACGCTTAAAGGTTTGAAAAAGTGACCGAAAAACTAGAAGCTAAGAGCCAACTCATTGAGAAAACCGCATTTGCGGTGCTTCCTATTTTATTCACCTGCGTGGTGTATCTCATGTCGTCGCTCGACAAGTTGAGTCACGATGTGACGGTTTTAAACGCCAAGATTAGCCTCGTTGTCACATCCGATAACAAGCAAGCCGCCAACAGTGGCGCTGAGTTAGCAAGAGAAAAGCTACGCCAAGACCTTGAAAAGCAAATCAATGAGAATCGGGAACTCATCCACATCAACCGCGAACGAATCGTAATCCTTGAAGAGCGGATGAAAAAGTAACTTCCCTGTCTTACACCCACTGTAAACTTGCGACGGGCAACCGCCCATCTAACCCCGGAGATTTTCATGAAAGACTTGATCATTGATGCGATTGACGGCTCGGAGCCGATTGATGCGCTGAACGCTCTCTTCTCTGTTGCTTTTGCTGTTGCTGTTGAAAGCGGTATCAACGAATTCACGCTGAGCAGCCTCTTCTCTTCACACATCGAAGCACAGTTTGAAGTCGCTGCCCACGCAGTTGCTGAAGAAGACAACGCTGAAGAAGCTGAAGACGCTGAAGAAAACGACGAGCAAACTGACAACTAAGGTCAGGCCCCGGTGCGACCCACCGGGGTTTCAAAATGCCTTCTTGCGCTGTATGTGCTGGCGAGTTTGCCAGAGAAGACCTGATCATTCACGGTCGCAAGGACTACTTTCTTTGTAGCGGATGCAAAGCCGATGTAAATCGGCTTTCTCGTTTTGGTCTGTCCCCAACAGATTTTGAACTACTCTTGAAACTTCAGGGGTATAATTGTGCTGTTTGTCAACAGTCTCTCAAGCTCAAGCAATACAAGTTTGCAGTAGATCACTGCCACGATTCGGATGACGTTCGGGGGGTGTTGTGCAAACGCTGCAACACGGCGCTAGGTATCTTTGATGATGACCCCGATTTGATTTTGCGAGCCGCAGAATACTTGAACAACCCTCCCGCTTTAGGTGTCGTCAAACGGCATGATGGGCGCAAAAAAGTAACCTTCTTGCGAGACGAGTATATAAGGATGCACGGCGATGGAGATAGCTGAACTCTTCTTGAAAGCGTGGCCGGTGCTTCTGGGTATCGTTACGCTTATTGTCGTGCTCTCTAAACTTGATCTTCGGGTAGCAGTCCTTGAGGAAAAAGTCAAGTCAGCGTTTGAGATCATCAATAAGATGAGGGATAAAAATGGCTAACTTTGAACAAGCCTTTGAGAAGATGATTTCTGACGAGGGTGGTTATGTTCTACACAATGTTCCCGGTGATACGGGTGGGATGACTTATGCTGGAATTGCGCGAAACAAAAACCCTAACTGGCCCGGATGGAACCTCATCGACCACGAAGCCACCAGCAATCCGCTACTTAGTGGGATGGTGCGTAACTTTTATAAGGTTGAGTTTTGGGATCGTGTCAGAGGGGATGAGATTACGAACCAAACTGTTGCCGAGAACATCTTTAATTTCTCAGTAAATACTGGGATGGGTGTTGCGGTTAAGCTGGCGCAGTTGATTGTCGGTGCTACCCCCGATGGCGCGGTTGGTGAAAAGACCCTGCAAAAGTTTAATGCCGCAGAACCCGAAGCGTTTAAAAAAGCGTACGCACTCGCCAAAATAACCCGCTACGCCGATATCTGCAATAAGAATCGCACTCAATCCAAATTCCTTCTTGGTTGGATAAATCGTACTTTGAAAGGGCTTAAGTAATGGACTTGATGGGTATTGGGTCAATCATTGAAGGCGTTGGCAAAGTTGCGGATTCGCTCATCACAACGGATAAAGAGCGCTTGGAGATGGCGCTGGAGGACCGCAAGCTCGACCTTGAGGAAAAGAAGATTGACCAAGAAACCGACTTGGCTCAGGTTGAGGTCAATAAGATTGAAGCCAGTTCATCTAGCGTATTTGTCAGTGGGTGGCGTCCTGCTGTCGGCTGGGTTGGGGTTGCAGGTTTGGCTTACCAATTTCTTGGCTACCCGCTGATGCAGTGGTGTTGGGCTTTTGGTCAAGGAGTGGATATAATTCCAAAAGGGTTAGCTCCTCCCCCAGACCTTCAGGTTGAACAACTCATGACGCTCCTTGCCGGTCTCCTTGGATTTGGTGGTATGCGCAGCTTTGAGAAAAGCAAGGGCGTTGCGAGCAAGTAATGCTAAAAAAGCTGCTGTTCAAGCCCGGAGTTAACCGCGAAAACACGCGGTACACCAACGAGGGCGGCTACTACGAGTCGGAAAAGATTCGTTTTCGGCAGGGCACACCCGAGAAGATTGGCGGTTGGTTGCAAATTTCTGGCAACACATTCCTTGGCCTTTGTCGCTCGCTCTGGTCTTGGGTGACGCTTGGCGCACAGAACTTGTTGGGTGTCGGTACAAACCTAAAGTTCTATATTCAGAACGGCGGCGCTTACTACGACATTACTCCGATCCGTAAGACCAGCACGCTGACTAACCCGTTTGCCACATCAACAGCCAGCAATTCTGGTGGCAACACGACGGTAACAATCACCGATACTAGTCACGGCGCTACGAACGGCAGTTACATAACAATCTACTATTCTGGTTCTGCTCCCACAGTAGGTGGAGTAACCGTCCCAGTCGGGGAATATGTAATTACATATCTGACGGCCAATACGTACAGTATTACGCTTGCGGGTACGGCATCTTCCAGCACAACAGGCGGTGGGACGGTCTATATTTCGTACCAGACCAACGTAGGCCCCGAGTTTGCAATACCGCTTGTAGGCTGGGGGGCTGGGGCTTGGAGCGCTGGTACGTGGGGTAATGGCGGGACATCAACAATCCCGTTGCAGCTTTGGAACCAGATGAACTATGGGCAGAACCTGCTCTACGGCCCACGGGGGTCGCCGCTCTATTACTGGGACGCTAACACCGGGTATCAAAACACATCTTTTACCGTAACGATAGCCAGCCCTGCGGTGTTGACGCTTGGATACTCGTTAGATAACGGCACTGCGGTAACGCTGACTACTACCGGATACTTGCCCACAGGGTTGGTGCCGGGAACGGTCTACTATGTTACTAATGCTAGCGGCACTACGTGCAATTTGTCTGCTACATATGGTGGCGCAGCAATCAACACTTCCGGTACACAGACTGGGACACACTACGTCGCTGCACGTGGATATCCACTATCAAGTATTGGCGGGTCTGATGGCTATGCGCCGCTGTACCAGAACACGTTTACTGTGTCAGACGCCAGTCGGTTTATCTTGGTGTTCGGCACAAACGATATTGGCAGCACGACGCTCGATCCGATGCTGATCCGTTGGTCAGATCAGGATTCTTTGACTACTTGGTATCCGGCCATTACTAATCAGGCGGGTAGTGTGCGGTTGTCGCACGGCTCAAAGATCGTTACGACTGTACAGAACCGTCAAGAAATAGTTGTGCTTACCGACAGTTCCGTATATTCGTTGCAGTATCTGGGGCCTCCGTACGTTTGGTCTTCCCAACTTCTTGGGGACAACATCTCAATCGCGGGGCCTAACGCTGCGTCCTTGGCATCTGGTGTTGTGTACTGGATGGGCGTCGATAAGTTCTACAAGTATGACGGTCGGGTACAGACGCTTAGCTGTGATCTTCGTCAGTATGTATTTGAGAGCATAAACAAGAGTCAGTTTGACCAAGTTTTTTGTAGTACCAATGAGGGCTTTAATGAAGTCTGGTGGTTCTATTGTTCAGGTAGTAGCACCACTGTGGATAAATACGTCATTTTCAACTATCTAGAAAACGTCTGGTACTACGGCACGATGGGGCGCACGGCTTGGATTGATAGCGGGCTGAACGACTACCCAATTGCCGCTACGTATTCTAAGAACCTTGTCTGGCATGAGAACGGCGTAAACGACTGTACCGATTCCGTTACGGGTTTGCCTATTTCGTCTTACATTTTGTCTTCCGAATTCGATATTGATGACGGGCACAACTTTGGTTTTGTATGGCGGATGCTGCCGGATCTTAAATTTGACGGATCTACTGCTGCAAGCCCGCAGGTAATCATGACGCTGTACCCTATGCAGAACTCAGGTTCGGGGTACAATAGCCCCCTATCAGTAGGGGGTAACGCTTACGCCACATCTACTCGCACTTCCGTATACCCAATCGAAGCGTATACTGGGCAGATCTACACCCGCGTACGGGGACGCCAGATGGCGTTTAAGATTGAAGGAAACCAGCTTGGGCTTCAATGGCAGCTTGGCGCTCCCCGAATCGATATCAGAAATGATGGCAGGCGCTGATGAGCTACGTTATTACATCAGATTACGAGCTTAATCGAATTGTTGCCCCGCGCTTGCCGGATGCATCGAAAGAATATGACCCGCGTTATATTGACCAACTCAATAACGTCCTACGGTTGTACTTCAACCAGATTGATAATTTACTCGGGCAGCTAATGGCAACATCATCCCCAGTTCCTATCAGTACAGAATCTTCGCAATCTGCGGATTGGGCACTGCAAGTCGCCCGAGGAAAAGTTACTGGTGCAAGCCAAGTAAATATTTTTGCGTTTTCTGATTCTGTTAAGACAACCCTTTATACATTGTGGGAATTAACGGGGACCACTCAATATGCTTTCCCGGCATCTGCTGTAACAATGACACTTGCCAGCACTTCAGCGTCCGACAACACTAGAGCAACAATACTTATTAGCGGACTTAATTCAAGTTGGGATGCCATAACAGAAACAGTAACGCTAAACGGCGTAACAGGCGTAACTACAACCAATCAGTTTCTCCGCATTAACAACATGCTTATGACTAGTACAGGGACTGGTCAAACTACTAACGTAGGAACAATTACAGCCAAGAATGGTGGGGTTACTTACTCGCAAATTTCAACAGGGGTGGGAAGGTCGCAAGCTGCCGTGTACTCTGTACCAAATGGATACACAATGTACTTGATATCCATTAATGCGTTTAACGGAGATGCCGCGCCCGGAAACGCAATTAACTACCAAGTTAAAAGCACAAACAACGCTCAAACAAACCCAGTTACTCTAACAGTATTGCAAACAGCTTGGGACCAAAGATATCAAGTTCCTAGAGTAAACCCGTTTCCATACACACAAAAAACAGACATCCAATGGCAATTTTCAACCGCATCAGGAACACACTCTGTTGGTTTAATTTTGCAAGGCATTTTAATTAGTAACACAGCGACGTAATCATGAGCCTACATAATCTTGCCCAACACATGGCTGGCTACGGTCGCAACGGCGACTCGATGCTTATGCACGTAACGCCGGACGAAGTTCACGGACTTCAACGCTTGGCTATGGCGCATGGCGGCTCGCTGACTATTAACCCGCACACAGGTCTGCCAGAAGCAAACATCTTCAGTCAGGCGTGGAAGGCGATTAAACCTGTTGCCGCTCCGCTTGCTGGACTTGCGCTTAATTACTTCGTGCCCGGACTTGGCGCCATGATGGGCGGCATATCTAACGCGGCTGCGGCAGGTTTACTGACTGGGGGTGTTGGCGCTCTGGCTACCGGCAGTTTGTCGAAAGGGCTTATGGCCGGACTGGGTGCGTACGGTGGGGCAAGTCTTGGTGAAGGGCTGATGAATATTGGGTCTGATGCTGCTTCACAAGCAGCTACAAAATCCGCGTACGACGCTGCATTAGCAACGGAAGGTTCGGCAAGCCCACAAATGGCGGCGGAATATGCAGCCCGACAAGGGCAAGCCGCAGCAGC